CTCAACATAGCTTTAAAACTACCTTTGTCATACCACTGCCTAAAACCCATAAATGCTTTCATAGCTTTGGTGGTTTGGTTAGGTGTAAAATCCTTCGTATCGACATCAAAGCCTTGTAGGTATCCTTGTATAAGAATATGCGTTAGCGTACCTATGTCACCAGCTTCACGCATCACAGCATCTGCGTCCTCGCCCTGCGCAGTAATTCGCTTCGCCCAGGCAATGAGCGTATTTTTATTCCATCCTAACTGCGTATTAATAATGGTGGTTACGCTGGCAGCGCGCTTACCATTTGACAATACATAGTTCTGACCATGTAATTTTGTTTTACTCATTCTCGTATCTCCTCAAATAAATCCGCAATTGAATTATATAATCGCTCTATCTTATCATTAAACCACCACCGATCTAAATATCGAAAGATGATGTAGCATACTATGAAGATTGGTATCATAATATCGTGTCTATGATGCACAAGCTCCTGCCAATAATATTCTATCATATTAACTCCTTTTGTTTTATAATTCTTGCTACAGCTTCCACAACATCCACGGTCACTGCGTTGCCTGCCTGTTTATATCTTTGGGTATCACTCATCTCCACAACTTTAGCATCTATGACACCATACTTATTATGATCATCGCTAAAACCTTGCAAGCGATTGCATTCAACTGGTGTAAGTCTGCGGATTCCACCATCCACGGTGTGCTGATGCTGCACCGTTTCTAAACTCTGCGCATATCCTTTGGTCACTCTTCCACGCCTTGTTTTGCTTGTCGGTCTTTCTAAGTTGATTGCATCACCAACCGTAGCCTCTGCGTAGCCTTTCTTTGTGGCTTCTGAAACAGATATTTTTGGAGAATTTGATGAACCAATACCGCCATGTTTTTTATTACTTGTCGTTCCACTTTTCAATGTTGGTGCAACACCTGATATGTCATAAATATTACCATTCTCTCCACCGCTTTGATAAATATTACCAACCTTTTTTACATTCTTCGTGGCTTCGCTGTCCTTTCCTATAGTGCCGATTTGTATCATCGTCCGTTTGCCGTCTGCTCCTTTGTAATAGTGAGAATCGAGTCCGTTGACCACCCGCCTTCCCTTAAGTCTGTTTTTATTAAGTTGCTTACCATCTTCTCCGATAGGAAATACTTGTGGTCCACCTCGGTTTCCAATATATCCGACAATGTATATTCGTTCTCTATTTTGGGGTAACCACCAGCGAGTATTAAGTAATTGGAACTCAATGGTATACCCAAGGTCACTAAGAATTCTGTAGATGACAGCAAATGTGCGTCCACTGTCGTGACTAAGTAAGCCTTTAACATTTTCGAGAACCAGACATTTGATTGGCCTTTGTTGCTTTCTATAATATTTGAGAATCCGTGCAATCTCAAAAAAGAGAGTACCTCTACTGTCATCAAATCCCTTTCGTCTTCCAGCCACGCTAAATGCTTGGCACGGAAATCCTGCACAAAGGATGTCAATGTTATCTGGGGTATCTCTTCCGGGTCGAATAGTTGTAATGTCACCTAGCTCCTCACTTTCTTTATAATTATATTTATACACTGCGCTGGCATATTTATCTATTTCGCTGAAGCCTACCCAATCAAAGGTATACCCAGCCTGCGTAAAGCCTTGATGAAAACCACCTATACCACTAAATAGATCAAGTAGTTTCACGTTTTCTTTTTATTCTCTGTATCTGTTTTTTCGTACGACCATTGCTCTGAAGCAGCGCATTTAATCTCCTGCGCTTACGCTTACGCTCTTTTGCTTGTTTATTTGGCATGATTATTTACACCTCAAACAGACCTCGCGTTTTTTACCATACGAGACAAAATCTTCGTAAAATAAAACCGCTGTAGACCATTTCTTTTTGTTTACTTCCCAACAGTTTCTGCACTCCGGACAAAAATATATTAGCTTATCAGCCAAGTGTGCATCCAAGTTTTTATATTCACTTGGTTTTTTCAGCTTGCGCTGCCGTTTACCCCCATACACTATGTAGTTACCCATAGATACTCCGCTTTAATTTATCTGTCAAATCCGTTTCACGCCCTTGTGAATCGACAAAACAACAGAATAAAATCTCAGAACCTCTTTTTCTTTTCATCATCCTTTTGAGGTCCTCAACTAAATCTTCATACTCAAACCTGGTAATATAGATGTCATCTATTTCATAATGATCATTATCAAATATGAATCCACCTGCGTAATATTCTTTGCTATTTTTATTGTATATCATAATCCACAAAACCCCTCTTCACACATAAATAATTCTTGTTGGTCCGCAAACTCTATTCTTTCTAATGGTATTAATGATCTATGTAAATACAATTTATCCTGCAAACCTTTTCTCGTTGCATCGCGGATCGTATTGTCTATTTCAACACATTTTTCCCATTCTTCTGGCAGTTTTTCCTTGATTTCTTTCCAGTTCTTGTCGCTGTGATACGGACAAAACACACAACTAGATTTAGGTGGCACTGGAAACTCAAATCTTTCAAATATTTTCAAACAATCACCTCTGGTCATACGTTGCTCAATCAATGGATATACATAGTCTATTCTGGCTAATTGACTCTCTTTCATGCGCTGGATTTCATCCATTGTTATACCTAACCACATCTCAGTTTGTGGCATTTTTTGTTTTCTTTTCAGACCGTGTAATTCTCTTACTTTTTGTATTACTGGATTAATTTTATATTCACCAGTACATTGTCTCATTATCATACCACCGCTTTCTGTAAATGCTGGTATTGATGCCCATCTAACACCTCTAGAATTTTGTGCTTTCATGATGTCTTGTAAAAGATTTTTTTCGTTTGTCACATGTATCGGTATGCCATCATTTAGACTTGCCCAATCTTGTAAAAATTCTAGTATCTCATATGTTCTTGGTAACTCTGCCCCCGGATCAGCAAACACTGCATGATCTGCTCTTTCTATGATGTTTTTACTACTCATCATATACATTGCTGTAGATTGTACACCCATACCCAAGCTAATTACTTTCATCATCAGCTAAACTCTGGAAATCGTTCATATGAATAGAACCACTTCCTGCCTTTTGTTTGATTGTTCTTCCCGGTAGCCAACGCCAGGCTAATATCGTGTGTATTTTCATAAGGAACATAGGCTATAATATCTTTTGGTAAAAAATATATCGCAACCACATCAACGCGTTTAGAGTTTTTGTATTTGCTTGTATTGACAGAAATCGTAGTGCTGCGCTGTGCTTTCATGACAGTTTTTATCTGCACTCTCTTCATCAATCCATTTGCCTGCTCAACAATCAGATCAACATGATTCGTATCAACGACTGGCTTGTATATATCGTAGCCAGATGATATTAAATCCTTACACACTGCGAGCTCGCCTATCGCGCCTTTTTGCAGTGTATGCATTAAAGACTAATCCTTATTTTGTCTGGATAAATCCTTCCATTGGTTTGTGGCATGTGTTTGTTCCTCGGCATCAATTGCAGCTAACAGCACCATATAATTAGCAACATCAATGGCTCTATTATATGTGGTTTCATCGCTGTGCGTTTTGCCTGTTTTTGCATCATTTGTAAGCGCATCTACATGTTTTAATACATACACCATAAGTGCCTGCTTTGGCGTGATTCCAAGCCGTTCCGCAACGTGCTTAAAATTGTACAGTTTATCATCATTACTAATGGTGTATTCGACAGATTTATTGTCACTTACTTGTGACGCAGTTGTAAAAAAACTATCTCTTAATTTACTAAAATCTTTATATTTCATTGCTACTCTCCAGGCAATATTCACAAACGCTATCATCGCACATAATGCATTCTGGTTGACTGGGTCTTAATATTAACAACACGCATGGCTGTCGATTGCTTTTTCTTCCGGGATGAGGTTCACCGTCTTCCAAGGCAAGCCACTTCGGTACACCTGCGTATTCAATTTCAGCACCATATTCACATAAATGAGCGATGGCCCGCGTTGCGAACATTGGTAAAATAAATACTACTAATTTGTTATTCTCGTACTCTTCAATACCCTTATGTACCCACTTCATAACACCACCAACAAATGGTGGATTTACATAGTTTCTTGTGCCCCATTTAGCTTGCAGGCCATCATAATCCTCTGGCCTTGGATGAGGGCACGGATCGTAATTAAATTTAAATCTCAAGTTGAGTTGTTCCATCATTTCTGGTGGCGTTGCCCAATACCGTTTTTTTTGTTTCATTTACTCTCTCCCTTTTCTATTCTGCGTAAAATGTCATCGCATATATCTAAACTTATATCTAGTCTAGTGTCCTTATCATATATATGATTTTTTAATATTTTCATTACACTTGATGATACTACCTGTACCATCTGCGCTTTTGCGTTTGGTTGTCTTTTCTTCATAGGATATGGCATAAAATTTAAGCGGAGCCTTGACTATCACGATCGTTAGACACGCCATTTTCGTTTTTATGGGTTTCTACGGCTCCGCTTTTGAATAATCCTTTCATCCAATCATGTGTAACAATCCATAACCAAGGAGCTCGATCTTGCCTGACCATGACAACATCTGCATTTTTAAATGAAAGGAAGTTAGCAAGTTTTTTTCTGCGTTTAACTTGTACTCGTATCGTTAAATCGCCTTTGGTGGCTTTCACATCAATATCGCTTTTTTCGCCAAAGCTACGTCCATCGCTGCCCCAAGATCGATCCGCAATAAAGCCGAGGTCGCGGAGTAACTCCACAACCTCGACTTCGCCTTTGTACCCTTTTCTTGAAGCAGGAGAAGGCATTTAAAAGGGTAGCTTCTCTTCTTTTGCGCTCTCTGCGCTTGGCGTACTCTCGAAAACCTCTTCCGGGTTATAATTTTCCTTAAAGGTTTTTAGCAGGTCAGCAACATTACTATCTAATTTAGATTTAGGACATGGTGTTACTGAATAAGTAGTATCCATCCCCTCACCAGACCTAGTAACTATGACATCATAATCTAATAGGTTACCCCATTCGCTGTTTCTGTCTAGTTCTAATAGTTTACTTTGAACGGTAGCCTGCGTAATGTCTAGTATTTTTACAGCACCGCCACTATATACAAGCACTTGCCAAAAATGCTTTGGCTTTTCCCCCTGGGGTGCTTCACTAGCTGTTTTGATCCGAATAGGTGCGCGATCATCTTGCCAATACTGATACCCAGTTATTGGTGGTGCCAATATACGGAATCGATTTTCACCTTGACTAAATTTCAAGTAGCTACTTTCACCCGATGAAGGTAAATCGTAGTCTGCTTGCATGAGTCCACTCATCTAATTACTCCTTTATGTTATAGGTTAATCCCCTGCGCTCTAAAAGTGCTATGATATGCTTGTACTGCTTTTCATCAACATCACCTTTGATGCCTATATCGCATTGATATACTGGCCTTGCGCTGGGGATATATGTTTCACATTTTCCAAGAATTTTTTTGATTTGATTTGCGAGTTTAATTCTTTTGTCTTTGTTTGGTATGTGGATAGTGAGGAGCATGGGTAGCGTCTAATAGTCGGTGAGAGAGAGTTGTGGTTGGTAGACTATTATTGAAGACGCTACCCTATTATATAACAAAGTCAATACGGCCACTTAATAAACTCCATTTTTACGCCTAATACGCGTGCTATGTTTACTTTGTGTTCGTATCTAAATTTTCTTTTGCCATTTATCATATAAGAAAGCATGCTTTTATCTACGGCTATTTGCCTGGCAAGTTGATTTTGTGAAAAACCACACTCTCTCATATGTTGTTGTAAAGGCTTCATAAGTGTTGACATAAACTAATTTAGTTTGTCAACACTATGCAAGAATTATTTTAAAATTCTTCTTCCAATGACATTGCTACATCAAAAACATCTGGCGCAGACTGCGTCATTTGTAGACTATTTTGTTTGAATCTAGCAAATAACATGTCTCCCTCTGATGTAGATGAAGAATCTGAACTAAATATAAAAGGAGTCATCGGACCATTAACACGGTTCCACAAATCAGCTACTACAGTGTCTGATGCTGTTTGTTCTACGCTATAATCACTAGGCATCAAATCACTGCTATTTAAGAAAGAAAAATTTAAATCATAGCCTATGCGACCATTGTAAACATAGTATGATTGATTAGCGAGTGTAAATGGAGATTTATTAGTGGAGCTTGACCAGTTGCGACCCAAGTGAATCGCATTTGCATATCGTTGGCCACCAAGAGATTCTTGCACGTTCACACCATCATAGATTATAGTACGTGTCAGCTGTAACGTAGGTGAGAAAGGCATGGTAAATGTCTCTCCCAGCATTATGATAGCAAGGCGAAGATCGATAGAGTTGTCAAAATGGATTCCAGATGTAGTACCATCTGCGCTACCAGAACCCTCAAACTGTATACCAAAATATCTATTTGTAGTTGGTGTAAACGTAAAAATTGTTGATCCATTTGTACCAGGTATCACAATATTATCATCATTGTCGGTGCCAGAATTAATTACACCAGTGACATTTGCAATCGGAGTTCCATCAGAACCACCACCACCTTCCATTTTTGCATTAGTGGCTATATTTGCTTCAGTTGCATTGTGGCATACTCTTACTTTTGCCTGCGCATCAAGCATATTATGATTTAGAATGGCTATAAAATCTGTATTAAAACCACCACCAGTGTCAATATTAATTAATACGTGATCATCCGAGCTCGCAGATGTCTCAAATTCTACCTGGTTCATGGGTCGCATATCAAATAGCTCTGCTTCCGATCCTGTATTAAAAGTATTAATTAAATTTGTACCAGACATTACATCTGCGTTGCCATCCTGCGCTGTGCCTGTAGCTAGTCGATGATTGATATTGTCTACAAAAAATTTAGGTGTTCTTACGTTCATGTTAGCCATTATATTGCTCCAATTTCTCTTGCTTCAACTTTTAGTAATCCGGGTGATCTTGTCAAAGATGTAATCATAAATACTACATTTGTGTATGCTTTTCCAAAGGCTTTTGCAGGATGCATATCAGAAAACGACACCAAACTACCGATGTCTATATCGTAAAATGCTGGGTTTACGATGTCCGCATTTATAATAATAGCTGGCTGTCCGTAAATTCTATAATAATATGCAAAAAAATCATTGTTTGGGTTTGCATTTTCAACTAATGTAGAATCGTCATATTCGGTTACATCTGGACCTACATATGCATTAAGATTTACATCTACAATATTTTCAAGTGTATCTATATTATATGCATTGCGTACCGTATGTGAAAACGCTGTTTTCTTGGTAAGATACCTACTATCTGTTGGATGTAAATCATAATTGACATTCATTTTTGTTAGTAGTTTTGAAAAATCTAAAGTACTTATCTTCACATTACCAATATCACCCTGCGTAATAGTAAAATCTATGTCACCACTAGAATAACTATCCTTGATAAATATATATTCTGGTTCTGATGAATTACCTCGTTTAAATCGAAAAATAAACCCACCTTCATATTGCAGTCTATTTAAAATGCTGTCTAAATCTTCTAATTGAGTTTGCCAGTATCGTATCTTCCAATCTTTTGCAGCATCTAGTGTACTCCACCCGGTAGGTGTAGAATTTGTCATACCTGCGAAGCGAATTAATAAATCTCGATGTGCTTCATGTATTTCCGTAATGGCTGCGCCACCACTTGCAAACGAATCTGTTAAACCATCACCTGCGCAGTACGCAGTAAGGCCGTCTTTTTCTTTATTGATCATTTCAACAAAAATTCCAATCTCTTTTATGCGGACCGTAGTGGTAGCGTTTAATGGATTGCTAGAATCAAACGAGCTATCTTGAATGCGCCTATTTACGCCTATTAAAAATTGTTCTGGTAATGTTTCATCTTCAGCAAAGTTTTCAAACACTACTACTGTATTTGTAAACGTACCATTGCTTGAATGGCTTTGATCAACCTCTAATTCAAAGTTGTTACCTGTACCTGTCCAATCAACATATATTTTTAACTCATAAACATCACCAGAACTATAATTTAAAATTGTGCTTATTGTTTGAAAATGAATGACCATACTTCCTGCATTGATTTCTCCAGATGGTATTGGAAAAGTATATGTAATATCTGTGTCTGTGTGTGATTGTGTAAAAACGACATTGTTAGTTGATGTAAAAGTTTTAATTAATTGCGCATAAGAAACTGTGCTACCATCAAACGCATCTGCTTCATCTGTCCAGGCTGTGTGATTATCAGTAAACCCATCGGCTCTGTATGCAAAACCTCTAGCAAAATGTCTTTTGCATGATGTAACATAATGATTTGTAGTGCGTACGCTGTTCGCAGCTATTGGCGTTGAAAGCGGTATGAACTTATCAACTGCTGCATCATAAAAAGCAGCTTGCGCATCAGAAGACATTGAATGAATACCAGTCGTGAATTCCTCTCTTCCACCACCACTTTTATAGTATGGTGCAGGAAAATAATCATTACTTGTATAGTCTTCAATAAAATCACTATCAGCAAAATAAGTCGTATCAGTAGCTGATGATGGTGTATCAGTAGCAACAAACTCGGTATTAGAATTTCTCGTATAATTACCGTACACAATAGGCACATATTTATTGGTTATTGTTTTAGAATTAGGCAATGTTACATTATCCCAGGGTCGATGCGCAATCAATGAAAATTGTATGGTATCTACCATTAAATCAATGCGAGCTAGTCTAAATGTTGCTATTGTCTGCGCATTTTGTTTGTTGACAACAGATTTAATTGTAACATTACGATTGATAAAATTATTTGTTGCTCCAAAAATAAACTCACTCAATGGTTGGCCTTGAAAAGTAAAATTCATCACGGTAACACTAGCATTAGAGTTTTGTGATGTTGATCGCTCTAAGTTTACACTTTCGCGCAAACTCACGCGATTTGTTACTGAACCAAAATAAAAGTTTGTACCATCGTGATAATCTTGGTAGGATAATCGCAGTGTGCCACCACTATGAGTAAATTCAAAAAGCCAATTTTCATTGATATTAGCAGATTTTATGTTAAATGGCATTACGCTAACTTCTGACGCATAGTTCGATTAATCTCTGGAATGAGCGTATCGCGTACAAACTCATCATTAGCAATCATATTCCCGGCTACGTTAATGGTAACGCCACCTGTGCTACCAGATTGATTCATGGCCATCAAATTACGCAGGCCAATGTTTTCGACAGCTTCCCTGCGCATTACAAATTCACCTGCCTGCGCTAAGATTGGTACGTTGTCCTCACCTTTTACGACACCGCCACGCGCAAAACGCTGTACACCACGATTTGTAATTAGGCCACCAGAATGAGCAATAAAAGAAGAAACGGCAGTAAAAAGGCCACCAGCAATATTTGTTGGATCGATAATGCTAGTAATAGCACCAAATGTGCGAAGTAATATAGCAAATCTCTGGCTAGTGCTTAGTGCTTCATTAGACAGAGAGCGAAAAGCACCTGTAAAAACTAAAACACTGTTAATTCCTTTTGTTGTTTCTTCATCTAATTCTTTTTCTGACTCTGTTAATTTTTTTAAATCTTTATTACTTTGCGCACTTGCTGCCGCTGCATTTTCCATCCTAGCAATTTGATCATCCAGTAATTGATTTCTTCTTGCTATTTCATCACTTTGTAATTTTTCTAACTCAGTAATTGCAGCAATTCTAGCTTGTCTTACATCTTCTTTATGTGCTATTGCATCAAATAAATCAAGACGTTTTCGTTCTTCTTCTTCTAATTCTTTTATGCGTTCTAATAAAATTTTTAATTTTTCTTCTGCTCTTAATGTACCAGTTCCCATAGTCATTAACGCAGTATTTTCATTTTCAATAGCTTTTGCAGCTTCGTCAAATACTGCTTTTTGAAAAATCACACCGCTATTCATCGCGTCAAGATTAATAGCACCTTCTTCATTTAAATCTGTAAAAATTTTTAAATTATCACTTGTTTTTTTTGTGACTGGAGCTAATCCAACAATAGTCGTTGTAAGATTTTCAATAGGCTGATTGGCTTGTTTTATTTCACTATTTAATCTGTTTACCTCAAGCTGTAACGCGTTAATATCTTTTGTGTTTTTTACTTTTAATGTGAAACTATCTACGGATTCGCCAAATGTTTCAAAATTTTGTCTTCCTTCTTTAGTAAACCTTATAAATTCAGTACCTTTATTTAAAAATTCGGTAGTACCCTTCATAGCATTTTTCAATGTTGGTAAAAAACCTTCTGCTAATTCTGCCGTTAGTCTAGCAGTAGCATCTACCATGTTACTAAATGCACCACTAAAAGTTGTAGACAATCTATCTGCGCTACCTGCAATGCCTGTTGTGGGATCATTAAATGCATCAATCATTGCTTGTCTAAATTGTGGCAATGTTAGCTTAGTAATATCCTCTATACCTTTAAAATCTTTTACAATATTTAGCACGCCTTTTTCGCGGAACACGTCCGCCGCCCCGGCCCCTCCGGAATAGGCACGACCAAATGCATTTGCCGCTTCAGTAGCTGTAGTGCCCATAAATGCTGCTAAATCTGTAATTGGCTTTATGGTGTCAAGCGCACTAGCACCAAATGCCTCTAACTGCGCACCTGCGTTTACTACGTCACCTAGTTCAAATGGTGTAGTGGTAGCAATTTTGTTTAGACGTTCAAAGGCAAATTCCGCATCTTCTACACTACCTGTTAATCCTATTAATCTTGTTTTTACATCTTCAAATTCAATCGCACTTCTAAAAAATACTTGTGCGGCTTTAGTTAAAACACCTATGGCAAATGCATTTACAAGTAATCGATTTCTAAGTGAACCTAATCCTCTTTCTAGTCCCTGGGTTGATCTGCGCATTCTTTGTGTAGTTTGCACATATTGTTTACCATTTTTATTTAAGGTTTGGAAGTCTCTAGTTGCACGAGCAAAACCTTTAGTGCGTACTTCAATTATAAATCTTTTTTCAGCCATTTTTCTTGTTTATCTCTTCTTGTTGTAGTGCATTAAATTCCTCATCTATAGCCGAAAAGATGACTGCTTGGTGATAATTAGTATTATCCAGCGTAGTGGCTAATGGAATGTTAAACCTCTTCATTGTCATATATTCTTCAATCGTTATGAGTGTTTCATGATTGAGAAAATAGGAAGCATCTGCGCAGAATACTAAAGAATGATAGAGTAATGCACCGGGAGTATATTTACCATCACTATCCTTACTAAGCAATCTATCGATTTCTCTCCATAACTCTTTTTCATCATAGGTAATACTCTTCTTGAGAGATGGAGACTTTGCTTTGTATGGAAAAGTTAAGTTGCGAGATGGTTGATTTTTGTAACTCATCCAAGTCGCAACTCGGTGCATGATTACTTTTTTTTGTCTGGTTCCTTGTACTGGTTGTATATAGCCATTAATACTTCATCAATGCTATTGTCATCTAAATGACCAAGGTGTTTTTCTGGATCGGTAAAACAATAATTTAGAATCCAATCTAATACATCAAAAAACTTTGCAGTATTTAATTTATTAGATTTGTCAATTGCTTTGACTTCCAGGTAGTGCAGTTCCCTGCGCTTTGCAAAGGTAATATCTGGTACATCAAATGTACCATGATCTGTTTTTACTTTCATTGTTCATCCTTAGATGAAAATGGCGTGTGATCGTGATGAAATCTATGATGTAGAGATTGTGACTACTGCATTACTTGTGTTCGCAGCGTCATATGTACATCTAAATGGTATGGCAGTTTTAAAACCATCCTCATCAAAATTTATTGATGACTGATCAATAATCGCTTTAGCTGCCGCTATTGCAAATGTTCCATCTGTTATACTAATTGCACATACTGGTTCAGCGGTATCAGCGTAAGTAATCGCGGCATCGGATTCTGCATCTCGCTTAACCACCATGCTACCAGTAACTTCATATCCGCCAATCACATATCCCAATGGTGCAAATCCATTTGCAGCAGTATCAAATCCAACTCGATTGACTGATCTTGCAATATTTAACTCAAAAGAAAACAAGACTAAATCTTCAGCACTACCGCCAGATGGCGTAATTGTAGTTGCAGAAAGATCGTGCATATTAAAATAACTTGATTGGTTAGCGATTGTGGTTTCTGTACCGCCACTAAAAGAAATATTGGCTTTATCTGGATTAAAACCTGTGACAAAGGTAGCCGAACCCATAATCACGCCACCATTACCACCAATATCGCCAGATAATGTAAATGATGTACACATACAACTCTTAAAAGATATTGCAGTATCTGCGGCACTAGCACTTCCTTTATCAAAATATAACGTCACTGGAATTGCTGTGCTTCCATTAATATTATGTGAAGGTGGCATTGATCCTAACAACGCATTGGTTCCGTCATCATCGCCAAATAACGCTAAACAAACTCTATTAATTGCTTGAGGTGAACCCATAAACTCTAGTGTTACTTCATACATTCTATCATGCCGTTGAGCCTTTACCATTTCTGTTGATTGTGTTGCGCCACCTGCGCCTTGTCTAAATGGAGCGACAGCTAATGTATGATTAGCAACTTCACTAAAACTATAACTTACTACTGGCATATGAATTCTAGTAGCACCTGTTGCTGCTTTTGTGCCAAATGTTGATTCAGTACCTATGATTACATTTGTCTGTTGAGTAGTTTGAAATATGGAGCTTTTAGCCATTATTTTTCCTCACTTTTAATTTTTTTTGTTTCTAAAACTTCTAACAATTTTTTTGGAAGTGGCAATAACGATTTTGATACCTCACACTCCATACCTGCTAATAATTGTAAATGAGTGCTTGCTTTGCCTAACGCTATAAAATTTTCATTATCTTTTAAATTTTTATATTCTTCTTTTGCCTTTACAATCATACTAACTCCAATGTTTGACATGAAAATGTTGTAATACTTCTTAAAATGTCTTCCTCTTGTTCATAGGCGATGTTAGCAACACTTCCATTGCGAAATTTATTAGAACCACTAACACTATAGGTGTTGTTATTAAAAAGCAGTCTTTTTAAACGCTCCGTGATACTCATTACTTGTTTAAATGCATTTTTAGTGATTTTATTACTTAAATCTAATTCATATTGTATGTTAATTGTTACTTCTCTAATCTGTCCATGTGAAAGAGTATCAACAATTTCATCGCTTACAGGTTGAATAAGGAAACTTTGATTTCCTTGATGCTCATCGTAAAATATTTGTATACTAAATTCATCAGCAATGATTGTATTGACACTTTCTATTATTCTTTCAAAGATGACATTTTCAAAACTTATAGCCATCATTTATACCTTTAAGGATGACATTATCTATAAATCTGTCCACTGCGCACAGTTCCCATTTGCACATCGTCTGATTGGAATGTAATACTCCACTCATCATTTAATGTAAATACTCCAGATTGAAAACGTATCAGTGCGCCGTATGCAAGTGGCTGATAATCGCCATTCATTACCTCTGCATCCACAGACTTATGCCTGCGCAGGCCAGTGTCATCCTTTGTAAACACATCATATTTGACCGTAGAAGCTGTACCAGGAGAAAATGTACCTGCGGTGCTTATGACTACGCGCACTTCATCGTAATCTGTGCTTGGTGGTCCGTACATCTTAATATCTTCAATATACCCGGTAGTAGAGCCATTGACACTTACTTCTCGTATTACACCAGATTCACTGCGAAATGATGTTTCATTCCACATGACATAATCGCGTCTTTTGAGTTTAACTAGTAACCCATCATCGCCTAATACTAATTCATCGAGCTCAGATGCTTTCTCCGGGTCTTGGCTGCGCACCAAATCAGCGCAGGCCAACAGCGCATTGCATCGGATCACAATGAAGTCATATGGCCTATCTGCTGCGCCTTGATAATTAGAATTACCACGCTTATAAATAGGACGATTCAAAAAACTTCTAATATGATCTGCTTGTTCTTTGATGACCCTGGTTTTCAAAGTGTTCCAATCTTCGCCTGCTTCAAATACATCGCTGTTTAATGCGCTGACTGACGAAGATGACAAAAAGAACTGGAATGAGTCTGTGCTACTGCTGTAATTGTACTCGTTATCAGCATTCGGAGTGTCTGTAACAGATGTCATCTCTATACCATTGCGATACAAATTTTCTATATGTCCTGTGTCTACCAATTGGTAAAGATTACTGGTATCTGTAGTGATGAAATTATTCATCAAGACACGCTTCCTGTCGTAGCGATCAATGTCGCTAATCACTGCTTGTAAATCAGTTGTGGTGTTGCAAAATGCTTCTGAATAACTCATGCCATTGCGATTCCTAAGTTGTTAGTAGTAGGTAAAATGGTTACATCTGGTATTTCTACGCAGATAATCATGGCAATCATAGTACCGATTAATACATCAATATCATTACGAGGGTCCTCTAACTGCTTACACACACTTTTTAGTTCAATCATAATTTGAATAAGATTGTCTATCTTCTGCGCATCATCCATATTTCTCTACGATTTCCATAAAATGCTCTTTGGTGCCTTTACCTAAACTAGTATTGTATGAATTTTTCCAGTATACCGCTTGTTCTTCAATAGTTTGTGGCAAAGGTTTTGGTATTCTCCAGTAGTGCAATCTACATACAATGATTTGTGCTATCAGATTAGTTTTTAATATATCTTCCCAAGCATCCTCACTAGGATCGGTAAAATATGACTCATTTAAGTAGCATAGTGCTGCAACTTTTTTTAATAGTTTTTGTCTAAACTGAAGATAATCATTGCACAGTGAAACTGCTGTAAATGGTTCACATTGCCAAAAGCCTCGCGCTGGCCCTTTGATTTGAGCAATGTACTTGTATTTGCTTTCGACTAAGCCAGTATTGTACACTAAATCAATTGCTTTGGGATTAGCGTACTTCTTACCCATACTATTAATAGTATCAGCAATGAGACTTTTGATTTGCGGTTGATCAATCATTTACGTCTCATTTTCCTCATCATTTTATTCTTTTTCTTCTTACCCTTCTTTTTCTTTTTTCCATGACCTTTATGATATGGCATTATCTTGCTCTCCTTACTTTGCTTCTTGTTCTTTTACTATACTTTGCGCGTTGCTTACCCTGTTTGCTTGCAGCGCGCTTTAATCTGTTTTCGTAAGCCTTTTGTGACTTACTTAATCTTTTTCTAACACTAGCTGGTAAATATCGTCCACGTTTACTGCGTGGTTTCTTGCTATCACCTTTGGATATATAATCCCAATCTTGCCTAGTCCAATTCCTTAAACTGCGCTGTGACTTTTTCAACGCCATTACTTATACCCACCGCCTGCACGTTTATACGCTAAGGCGAGCATCTGGCTTTTTCTTGCGCTCCATTGATTTGGCCTACCGCCCTTATTTCCTCGCTTAATTTTATAAAACAATCTCTTACGAAGTGCAGGCTTTGTGTAATTACCTGCTTCATTGACTCTTGATTTTCTGCGTTTCTTTTTTCTCATTTGCCAACTTTCCTCATTGCGCTGGTATGTGACTGACTAAATGTCGCACCCCTGCGCATTGCATTTACCATAGATCGTAGATGTTTAGCAGTATGATGCCTGGCGTGTCTACGCATTGCAGCCACTTGTCTTTTACTTAATCCTGTAACGCTAATTCCTTTTACTTTCATCTTAGCTCCATTTCACCCGGTCTGCCCAATACGCTGCGCTCATGCGCCCTCTCGCGATGTTTTTAGCATGTCTAGCCTTAAATGATCTGCGCTTGGCTTTCATCCTTGCTGATTCACCTTTGCGCGGTTTCCCGGCTGTTTTTGCGCCTTGCTGGCCAAAGCGTATTAACTTATACTTACTTCCAGACTTTGCCATAACAACATGCGATTTTGTTTTATGACCAGGTGTTCTCTTTGGCTTGTTTACCCCACGCAGGCCAAGCCTGCGCATTGTTGATCTTACTCGATCTGGGACCGCCATTACTTACCTTTAAATACGCCCTCTAAAACATCTGTCACCACATCAACCATTTTTTCAAAGAACACTTGTTCTTTATCTTCGCTGACAAATGGTATATCAATTCTTTTATTTATAGCACTAGCAATCTTCTCTTTCATCTCTTCGGATGCTAAACTTTTGACTGCTTCTTCTTGCATTCTTTCTGCCTGCTCTTCTGCGAGCTTAACTAACATTGATTTGATGTCCATACTATTTTCCTCGTTTGATATTCATTAGTAGTAAAATAATCGACAAGAGTGCTACAATAATTTGCAATATCTCATGCACCTGCGTTAAACCTATAAAATAATTACTAAAACTAATTGCTGCTACCTTTACACTGTCCATTAATGTTTTCCATTTATCCTAGATAAACTACCCTCTACTCGGCTAATTTGATTATCTAGGTCGTTGATTTCTTTTGTCATTGCATCAAACTTTCGATCCAATTTATCATCAGATTTATTCCAGCGTTCAATTAACTTAATAATCATGCCTTCCATATTTTCTAATGTTTCTGACTGACCCCTGTTTTCTGTCTTTAAATCTTCTAGAGTTTCTTGTTGTTTTGCAGATTTATTAGATAACGATACCACTAGATACACGAACATTGCTCCGACCACGCCGATCATTCCTGCTTCCGAGTAGAGAGCCATAAAATCCATTAAAATACCTTAAATGGCAATAGGTTCCAAATATACATAGAAACAAAAGAAAACAGACCGCCTAATACAGTTGCTATAACATCTTTATTAGACCATGCTTTATGATCTATATAATCATATAATTCTTTACCAAAAGCTAAGATAGACAATACAATCCATGATTCTGTAATTGCAAATCCAGCAGAGCCTGCCATGAAATGCATAAATTTATCAGACCCAAACTGAAGAAAAAAATCATTTACTTTACTCATTTTCTTTTCCTTTTTTTATTCCAACTCAATGGGTTGATGTTAAATTCTTTCTCATAAAACTTTACCTTTTCTGCCAATTCCTCTCTCTCAATCCTTTCTTCCACGATGTGTTTATCAAGTAAACTCCCAATTTGTTCATTAGCATCAAGCATTTTCCCTTCAAGAGAAGCAATTCGAGTTTCAACCTTCCAATACCCATATACTAATGCACCAACTGCAAGCAAAACATTAATAAGAAATTTAATGTTGAGGGAGATAACAGCGTTGTCATCAATAATAGCACCTCTGTAACTGCGAGCTGTTTTAGGCTTAACACTCATTTAATCCTGACTGTTTCCCATTGAAAGTGCAGTACGCAGTAGTTCTCGCCATCTAATACTTTTTCTTTGTACCAATGCTCAAGTCCTCTGGTGTCTTTTATTTCTACATACACAGTGTTTTCCACGTTTTGCATTTGATAACAATTGATGTGTGTCATACACAACAGGAATATTATAGCTCGTATCAACATTTATTTTTTTTGAAGACATATTCTCGCACCTTTTGTCCTAATTCAAAATCGTTTGAATACTTCTTAACCAACTTTTTTATTTTCTTTTTCATCGATTAACAACTTTATTATTAACAAGTTTATTTTTAACTATGTCGATACGCCCATGATCATCAGAATCCTGCAAATTTGCACATTCCTTCACATACTGTTCCTCAATATCCTTGAAGCTATCACTCTTCATAGTAATAGTATCACCAACTCGCAAAAAATAATTTTTATCTGCTGGGTATGTTAATGTAATAAAAGTTCCATCAGCCAACTTCACTTTTTTTGTAATTCCCTTCTTTTTATTTAAATGAATTACTACATCATGATCATAGGCACATCTAATTATCATGAGTCGTTCTCATCTCCGGGGTCATGTGGTGAATGATTTTTAGGCTTGGATAAAGACTCTTTTAGCATTTTTATAAATGCATCACGCCCTACCCTTAATTGATCTGAAACAAAACTGTTTGATGCTTGTTTGTTTTGTATGTCTTGTATATGATTCACCATCATTTTTTGCTCATCAGTTAAGTCCTCAATGATATACTCTTTACCATCAAGATTAATAACTGGCTTTTCTTTTTCTTTTTTAGCCATTATTGACTCCTTATGTTAGTTGTTATTTACTTTCTAATTCTTCTACTCTTTCAGATAACTCTTGTACAGCTTTAATTAATGCTCCAATAAATGCACTTTCTCCAACTCGTTGCAAGTCTGTCTTTGCATTTACAGACCAACCCTCAAATCCATCTTTAACGCTGTCTCCAGCTTTATCAATAGCTTCTTTTACTTCTTGAGCTATAAAACCATGATATGTTTTATCTTCTCTCCATAAATCAGAACTACCTTTTTCATATTCACTATGAAATTCTGGTAGGTCACCTTTCGCTCTGTATTTAAAAGTTTTTGGTTTTAAATCTTTAATAAAAGAAAGACCTAATGAACTATCTTGAATATCTTTTTTAATTCTTTCATCTGAAGGATTACTCCAAGTTGTTCCTCCGTTAGTACAAGTAGTATCTGTACTACCATGACCAAACGTTAAAGTACCATTACCACTTCCAGTTACACTTACACCTAACACAATTTGATTGGTTGCATCACTAGCACTAACATCCGATTGAGTTCCTAAAATAGTATTCTCTAAACCTGTTGTAAGAGTTGCTCCAGTTCCAAATCCTATGCCTGTATTTTTATTGTTTGCACCAGTACTAACATTTTCTAAGGCATTATTGCCTACAGCAACATTATAATCTGCTGATGTACAGTCTAAAAGAGCATTGACACCTACAGCAGTATTTTGTTTACCATCTGTAATTGCTACTCCAGCTTTATATCCAATTAAAGTTGAATTAGCCGCATTATCATTATTTATAGCTAATCCTGCTTGATAACCAATCAATGTACAATTACTTTGTGAGGTCATTGCCTTACCTGCTTGAAACCCTACAGCTACATTTCCAGCTCCAGAGGTAATTGCGGCTCCAGACTCATATCCTACACAAACTGTTCCGTCAGCAGTGGCTTCCATAGCACCAGCACCAGCTTGAGAACCTATAATAACTGTTTGATCAACTAAACTTGAACCACCAAGAGCATCAGTTCCGATTGCTGTATTGTGTGTTTCATCAACTAAAGAATCGCCAGCATCTCGTCCAATAAGCACGTTGAAATTTCCTGTAGTCAAAGCAATCCCAGAATCTTTGCCTATTAGAATATTTGCTTCGGCTGACCCTTGTATATCTCTACCAGCGTTTGCACCTAAAGCAATGTTGTCATTACCAGTCAAAGCAGTAGAAACATTACCACCTAATGAATTATAACCAAGAGCCGTATTTGAGGTGCTTGTTGTGACATTTTTAGCCGACCCATATCCAATTGCAGTATTATTAGAAGCAGTGTTATTTATTAAACACAATGCTCCAACTGCTACGTTATAGTCACCAGCATTTGCTTCATTTGCCGACCTACCTATTGCTACGTTATATGTACCATCATTGCAATTTTTTAATGTATCATTGCCTAGAGCGGTGTTGTAACTTCCCGTACTTATATTAAATCCGCTCCTATAGCCTATCATCGTGTTGGCAGTTCCGCTAGTGAGGGGAGATAGAGCTTTAAATCCTACACCCGTATTTGAATCTGCACCACTTGTAATAGTATTAGCACCAGCTACTTCATGACCAATAAAGGTATTATCTACTGCACCAGAGGGTATATTTAAACCAGCAGATTTACCAAATAAAGTTGTACCTACTGCTCCACTTGCATCATTATTACTTAGTGAGATTCTGGAATTGGTATCAATAAGCATTTTTAAAGAATTAGCTTGATAGAAAGCTAAGTCTGCACCATTAGCTCCAATAAATACATTGTTATCAGCCCCCGTAGAATTATCCCTGAAAGATACATAAGCACCTGCATCACCACTTTGAAATAGACCTATAATATCGTCACTTGCATGATAAACATGAAGTAGATTTCTTGGTGAAGATGCTCCTATCCCGACATTACCAGCAGATGTAATTCTCATTCTTTCTGTTAAAGCACCACTAGTTACTTCTGTATGAAAAGCTAGGAAAGCTGAGTCATTTGCACCATCATTTTTTGCTTGTATTAAGGCTAATTGACCATCAACTGCTCTATTGCCAAATGATATTTCACCCAATGTTCCATCTGTTGCTGATGTGTATTGCTCGAAGTACATTGTGGGTGAATTTCCAGAGGGGGGAGAAATGTGTACATAACCGGTGGGAGATGTCTCACCTATTCCGATTTTACCGTCTGATGTGATTCTCATAACTTCAGAAGCATCAGCACTTGTACCAGTGCCACTAGATGTCCAAAACGTTAAACCAGTTGGGTCTGCATCGCTTCCATCTTGAAATGCGACAATAGCGGCTTTTTTATTGTCACCACCAGAAGCTCTTGAAAATCCTATTGACGCTCCATAGTTACCATCACCGGCAGAGGCTCCAAGACTGTTTAAGTATATATTATCCGTTGTATTACTGCTTGCGGCAAAATTTGTACCTTGTACTATTTTTAACATACCAGCGGCTGTAAGCCTCATTCTTTCACCACCAGCAACATTAAATAGTAATCTTTCATCGCTGTCTACGCCTTCGTGATAATATTGCAATCCAGCTCTAGCAGAATCAGAAGCATCACCAAACATTATGTATGCTATTTTATCGTCTGGAGTTAAAATAGTCATACCACCATGATCGCTATTCTCCACAACTAAATCATCTGCATTAGCGTTCGCTGTTGTGCTTCCAGCAGTTGCAGTATGAACATGAAGAGTACCGTCTGCACTTGTGTTCCCTATTGCTACTTTACCATCTGATGTGATTCTCATTCTTTCAGTAATATCTGCACCTTCAATTCTTGTTGAAAAAATCAAAGCACTATCAAAATCATGTGAAGTTGCATTTTCTTTTATGCCTCTGATTTCTGCAAATAAAGTTTCTGAAGTTCCAACAAAGTTTCCACCAAACGCTATTCCACCACCAACTCCTTGAGCAATAGTGGTTGTGTCTATTACTTGTAATGTATGATTTCCACCATTTCCATTGCTAGGATTTACTGCATTTGCACCTCTTACTACAAGAGTGCTTAATGGTGTAGTTTCTCCTATTCCAAGATTGCCACCATCAAGAATCATTTTTGTGCCACCAGAATCTTCAAACTTTATAGCATCATTACCCTTGATCACTACATCATCACCAGACACTTCGTTTGCTTCAATTCTTAACTCGTTATCTGAGTTATCGTATCGTATGCGACCACCAAACGTGCCATCACCATCTTTGTCATTTAATCGTATTTCTCCACCAAATAACATTCGGGAATTAGTTGTATCTAATGTAAATAGGTCACCCCCATCTCCATTCTTGCGAACTAAAAATGCCTCTGTACTGGTTATGTCAATTACTTGTGTACCTTCTACAATTTCGTCAAATGAAAGACTGCCACCACCATTAATTTGTAAATCACCATCTACCACCAGGTCACCTGTGATGGTTCCCCCGGATGAGATTTGCGCAGATGTTGTGCTGATTAAATTTTTAAATGAAGCCATTGTACACTCCTATGCTAATACGATGCGCACTGTGGCCGTCGCACCTTTACCAAGTAAATGTAAATACACAGGTGAACCAACTCCATGCGGTACATTGAGCTCGTATATTGTGTCTCCACCAGATAAATATAAACTGTTTGATGTGCTTATCATGTCGCTCGCTGACGAGCTAAATCCATAATACACATCGCCGTTAGGCTGCAAAATGATGCTATGTACCGAGCTCACATTTAAATTATATTCAGTACTTGTGGTTACGCTTTGCGCTGATTGTACTGAATGATTTGCAGAACTGCTGATATTCAGCGATTCAACCACTGAATGTTTGGAAAGATCAGCCATCTTGTTTCTCCTTTCTAAATGCCTTACCGAGCGTGACTAAATCTCATGGGCATTTTGGTTATTTAATCTATGATACCTTGGCTTCTTAAACTGGCATCTGTAATTCCTTTATTATGGATGATAGGACTTGCGAATAACTTTCGCACTTTCTTTGACCTGCATTTTGGGCAAGTTATTGTATCACCCAGGGACCATACTTGTTCCCACTTGTACTTGCATCGATTACACAGAAAATCATTAGTCTTCATTTTTTCTTTTTTAAACTCATTTTTCTTTTTGGTTTTTTGAGCTCGCCTTTTTCGTTACAAGGCTTACAACCATCTTTTAAGTAAGCATCAATCTGTTCTTTACTTATAGAATCCATTTTACCAAAAACCGATCCATCTTTTCTTTTAAAGTATATCATTTTGTTTCCTTTTAAAAAGTGGGGTGTTTATCACCCCACTTTTATTATTAACCCAGGTTTACGGATTATTGAAGTTTACAACTCCAAGTGATGTGCTAGAAGCACCATGCGACAAAGATGCGCCAAACAAAATGTCGGCTACCACTGATGTAGCTAAGTGGTCAATGTCGTATGCTGACTGCACTCTAGGTGCAATCTGCATTGCCATGTAAACAGCTTCTTTTTTAAACACAGATGCAGTCTCATCACCAGACCCACCATCATCATCCCAATCTGTTGAGATAAATGTTGGCATACCGTAGATCATACCTACAGCACCAGAGACGTTAGGGTTCTGCTCATCACCTCTACGAGATGAATCAAAGAAATCCTGCAATCCTAACAGTCCCATGTACGCAGCCGGAGAAGCATATAAATATGTTTCACCATCAGCATAATCATGGCCAGCATCTAAGAGCTTCTGCAAACCGCTACGCAGTAGCGCAGATGTTATTGTGTTGTCACTAGACAAACTAACATCATTTCCAGTCGCAGATTGAAGAACATCTACCGCCAAGTAGTTTTCAACCTTTTTGGCTAGGGCATAACCCATAGATTGTGCATACAATTGTTATCGCCTAGCTCTTTATCTAGGCTCTCCACATTTCTATGGAGTATCGGACTATCTCTTCACCCAATATGGGTGTCGCGGTCTCGTGGGTAGATTATTTCACTACCTAGTCTCTGCGGCTGGCTTACGCCTTCACCTCTGATTGCCTTATCTTGCGACTTAGGTTTCCAGTTTTTTTCCGCAATCATAATAAGCATAATTACTTATGCAAACGCCAAATTAATAGCACCAAAAAGGTTTGCAGACTCTTGAACTCTGACAATATCTTCAATACGCTTTGCTTCGTAATGATGTTGATCAACAGTAATGGTGACCTCACCATCAGTGTTGTTTGTGTATGTTACCGCACTTCCTGCGGATTTTGCGGCGGCAGTCTCCTCAGTTACCTTGGGTATGTGAAGCACGTCTCCCGAGGGTAATTCGGATGAAAAGTCCATCACCTGGTTACGCAATTCAAACTTACGCTCTGCGTAGTCTAATATTGCGTCACGCCATAACTCAGGGATGAACTTAGCCGCCGTGGTGGTTGTTACGTTACCATCAGCCATTTTCTATTCCTTTATTGACCTTTGCGTTTATATGATTCTAAAATGTTGCTCCAGTTCAATCGCCTGTCTGCATCTTTGATTTTTCTCAAATCTACTTGCTTATCGTTCACAGGCGCAGATGGTGCGTTAGAAACATTTACGCGTTGATTTCTGAACTTTTTCACTATGGCACGCAGTGATTGGATCGGTAAGTCACCAAACACATCGCGCTCATCTTCTGGCAATTCACTAAGAAGTTCACCACGCAAGGATTGTTCCTGCTCCTGCGCAGCTTTGACAATGGGTTCGAGTTGTTCGAGCTTTGATGCTCTCTCCTCGGCAAGAGACTTCCATTGCTCTTGTTCTTCCATTTGTGAAATGCGTGTATCCTCGATTTCTTTGCGTAGCTTAGATAGTTCCATCTCGCTTTTTTGCGCTCTGGCTCTATATTTCTTAGCATCGGCTATCAGATTACCAACTTCGAGTTTTTGTTGGTCCTGTTCTTGGGTTTGTTCTGGTCCTACAGGATCAACCGTAGGTTCCGGCACGGACTGTGCAACTTGTGTTTGTTCTTCGGACATTCTGTCCTCCTATATGTTTATTATAACGCGTCTCTTGCGCATGCGTGATAGGTTCTTGCTAATAACATTAGCAAAGTCTTTGACGATACCTTCTTCCACTTTATCGCCTAATTCTTGATTTTGTGCAACGGAACGCGGTGGCATTTTTCCTTCACCTTCATTATGATTAAACAGTTTTGTTCCCTGCTTATTTTTCTTTATTCCATATAAAAATTGTATTTCTTGATTCTTTTTTACTTTTGTGCGTTGGACATTAAATGCATTTAACATTTTACCAGTTAATTTTAAATTAACATTTCCTCTGCTTACACCTTTACGTTTCGCATATCGTTTAGAATATTTTTTAAATGGCTGATTATTAGAATCTTTACCACTAAGAATCTGTCTTTTATGCCTATCAACAGTATTTTGTGCCATCCTTTTAACATCAGACTCATTGAATTTTAGTATATCTTGCAACTTAAACATCGATAGGACTCCAATAATGTCTGCAATTAACACCACCACCATGCTCAAAACCATCAGACTTTACTCTTCTTATTTCACTTAACGTGAGTGGATCACTCGATAAATACGTTCTGCATACTGGACGCGTCTTTTCATCATCCGGGCCAATGTACTCATACTGAGTATTTTCTGGTAAATCAACCGCCATTGCACCAATTACTGCGCGTCTATAGTCACCAAGCATCGTACCAACCATATTTTCTACTCGTGGAATATTTGTGCGGACCGCAGAACGCATCGCATCCTTTAACTGCTCACCGCGCAGGCCACTAGACAAACCAGATACCATCGCATTTTGCATTGCGTTGCTTACCTGTCGTGTCACGCCTTCGATTCCCTGGCGTTGTAGATTTTGTAGAGCCACAAGTTGTACTTCGGATGGATTTCCAAAAAGTGGCAAATCCACAAGAATATCTTCCGTAGTAGCCATAAAGGCGTTGATCCCGGTAGAGAAGCGTAGCTCTTCAACAAAATAGGACGCAAAATCCACCGCAGCGACAATGCCCAATATTTCCACTGTAGATAGGCCCTCTTCTTCAAGTTCTTCCACATCTTGCTGAAATCCATTGATTGCATCATCGACACTCGATTCATAACTGTTAACTGCTTGGTCTATTGTTGGCATTTAAAATATTTAATAATCTGTTTTGTGGCGCAGGTTCTTCGACTTCAGCTTGCTGCTCCATAAACCGCGCTTTATCTTCTGGGCCAGCATCCGGGTTGTGGTAATCAAACCAATCCATCGGTGTAGATAATTTACGGTCGAATCTCCAACTCCATAGCATAATCTCCGCTTCTGGCGTTAATGCATAGTTTGGTTCTAAGAAATCAACACTATAATCCTCACCTACATTTTGACCTGCTTCTACTTCAATGATTCTTTTATCGACTTGATACCTGCGCTGTTCCCATGGCCTCCATGTGTCTTCAGTCATTGCGCTGCGCTCGTCCATATTTTCCATTTCAATAATTGACAAGCTCGCAGCACTAGGTGCGTTGCCAGAATCATCTCTAGCGTATTTAGCTCGGATGTGATTGTTATTCAGTGTTGTTTCTACTAAGAATCGTGTCGAGTCGATAATCTGATTTAGGTTACCACCAGTTGAGGTTACGCCAAAATTCGCCTGCTCTGGCAGGTACAAAATTTTATCTGTACCAATAGAGATACGCGATGGATCATCGACACCACTAATAAATTTAATCCCAAGACAGCCATATCGAATGGCTAGATTGACTTCCAACAGCGCAACATTTACAGAGAGATCGGTTTTTGCCACATCCATTGCGTTGCCAACATGATAATCTCTGATTGGTGGATAGCGATGGCAAAAGGTTACTGGCAATAAACCGTACGGATTAGAATCTGTATCGTTGACACTCATCACCCTGCCTTCCATATCCACTAAGAAATGTCTTCCAGGCACACCGTAACGCTCCTCTGTCCATACGCTGTACATCACTTCTGAGGTGGCTGCGTTACCGGGATTCTCAATTGGATACATCACACCAATTGGTTTATCTCTGCTATCACCAGCTAAGAACAATGGCGTAAAATGTGGCAGTATCTCATATTCGACCTTTTGTTGTATATCGTTCCATTTACTACGAAAAGCCATGCTACCCAGTAAAAAGGTTAAGCGTTCCAGTATCCTGCGCTGGGCAT